GCAAGGAATAAATTATGAATGGCAAGGAACGGCAAATCTCTCCCCTTCAAAACGTCGTGCAGGTATCTCAGTTATCCGTGGGTTCACTCTTAGGAATGCTTCAAGTACCGCTGCTGATATTGTGTATGTTGGTCTAGATGTTGACGCTGCTGCTGGGACAGGCATCCCTGTCTACGGGGGTGAGACCTTTACCACTAACTGGCCTATTGACTTTAGGGATAAGATTACTGTACTAGCGGCGCAGAACACGCCAGCGATTCATGGTGTGGTTTGGGGAATACATCAAGGATAGGTATAGATAAATGCCAACATCTAAACCTACAGATATAAAGTTAGCCGTCTATGCGGAACGATTAGATCGTTATATAGAAACACAGTCGGCTTTAAATGCTTCCTTAGTAGCTAGCCATAACTCTATCCAATCTGACATAGAAGTCATACAGGAATGGAGAAGTAAGATGTATGGGGTAAAGACAGCTTTAGTGGGAATTGGTTTCCTTGTAGTGCATTTGGCTGTTATTGTCGGGACACTTTCGGGTGTTAATTGGATAAATACTAAATAGAGGAATAGAAATATGACGATGACTCTCGACGCAAATAAAAATATGTACCAGTATGTATCGGATGACTCCGAAATCATTGCATTGGAGAAGGCTAGTAAACGTCCCTTAGGAGTAACTGACATCTCTGATGCTTTAGATGAGTACAAGAAATTGTTTACTGCTGGAATTAGTTCCCCTTCAGAACTTCTAACTCTGGTTAGAGCGTTCCCTACCAATAAATCCTACACGAATGCTGCTAAGAAACTAGGCATGTTCGAGGATGACTTCGAGCCAATGGTTGTAGGTGGCCCTGCCTCAGTGGAAATGGTTGATAGGGAAGGACACTTAATAACAACAGATGCCCTTCAAAGAGCATTTGTTAATTACATGAAAAGCTTCCGTACTAGGAACGCTATGGTGCTTCACTCTGATGTACAGGTGGGATGGGCGTTACCTGCGTACATCTCTAAGTCAGGAAACATATACAAGTCTGGTGTAGACCCTAAAGGCTTATTCTTTATTTGTGAGTTACGTGATGACACTCGTATTGCAAAGAGGGTCATGGAACAGATTAAAGAAGGTAAGCTGAAATCTTACAGTATTGCCGGTAGTGCAACAAAGACTCAGAATATTCAAAAAGGTATGCAGTCTTATATGCAAGTAGACGACATGGAATTGGCTGAGGTTACCGTCTGTGAAAAAGGGGTCAACCAAGATGCTAGTTTTAATATACTTAAGGCTAGTAGTGGTAGACCTACACAGTCCTGCATTGATGGGAGTTGCTTGATGAAAAGTGAACACACACATAGCCCAACTACGGTATTAGTAAAACAGGATGGGAACGTAGACTTCTTAGCATCTTTACTGAACTTAGTTAAAGATGACAACCCTTTTACTAATACAATAGGAACGGATGATACAGAGCTACTTGAGACCGAAGCTTACCGTAAGCGGGAACAACTTCACCACTCGCTTCTTGACGAGCAAGGGTTCCCTGCTGAGTTGGAACCAGAACAGATGAGATACATCCCTGTGGCAGAAGATGACATTGACGAAGATGGTAAGGTTATAAATAAAAAGCCACCATGGGTTGTAAATACTGCGGGGCAGGACTTAGGAACGAGTCATACTAATGAAGCTTTAACTCCCCCAAAGGGAGCAACTATAAGAAGCAAACCTACTAACCTACAGAAGTTTTTAGGTCTCTCACCGCAACGCAGGAAGTCTATGATCGTAGAAGGTCACGACTCTGCTACTGAAGCCTTCTTTGCAAAGACTGAAAGCGATATGAAATTAGAAAAATTCCCTCTGGCTAGAGTTGCTGTCGCAGCACCATCCAGTCAGATTGGGTATGTACCATCTCTACCTTCGGAGCAGAAAGCTAAGAAGGACAAGGAAGGTAAAAAGCTAAATAAGTTTCTCCCCCTTCTCTCCTTGCTAATGGGATCGTCTCGTGCGAATAAGAACAAGATTAAAAAGGCTCAAGACAATGTGCAATATGCTATGTCCGATGACCAGAGGGAATCATCGAGACCTACTCAACCTAGACGGAAGCAAGTAACTACAGGTGACTCTGCAATCCCAGTATTAATTAGCTTTACTAAGCAGGGTGCAACAGGGGAGTACGACCTCGAAAATATAGAGGAAGCAATGGCTTCTAAAACTAAAGGCAATCTGAAAAAATCTGACGACTGTGGATGCTCTTAATAGTATAATACTATAAAGGAGGATTGAATGAACGAATGTAAATGTGGCGGACAATGCGGATGCAAATAACTTTTTAATGAAAGTAAGGAGGAATCCTCGTGCAAGGACTTATCGCTAGAATTACCGTAATACTCCCACTACTCGTGGGTGTGCTAGTAGCTATAGCAATGGATTTGGTGGACGATATCTTAGGTATTGTTACTGCCGTGAAAGATGGTAAAATAACATTTGAGGAACAGGAGGCTATTGACACGAGAAGGTCTAACAGGCGTTGGACTGCACTTAGGGCATTAGCTGGTAAAGCTCCATACTTTACTATAGAATAAGTTGGTGATCATTCATCTAGTATCTAGCCCCCCTTCTGGGGGCTATTTGCTTTTAAGTGGAACGGTGTGGTATAATCAAATAGAGGTAAAAGAATGAGGAGTACTAACATGACTAACATAGAGAAAGCTATAGCCCTGCTTAGAGAGAACATTGCGACCGTACCGCCACACGGATGTAAACGTGATGAAGTACTGGCTCTCCTCACTATGGAACCAACACGATGGATTGACACGCAACAGGCTAGTTATCTACCTAAAGAGAACCACGAGGACGGTTGTTAATGCTTAACGACAGAAAGACTGAGCGGATAGACGGTAAGGAAGTAAAGACGCATCGCTCTGCGTCTGTGCCTAAGACAGGCAAGGCTATGCTTTACCCACATGACATTTCCCCTAAACACTATAGCCAGTTCAAGATAGAACCTTTTACGTTTATTAATGAAAATGAATTAGGCTTTGCGGAAGGTAACGTTGTGAAGTATGTTTGTAGATGGCGAGACAAAGGTGGCGTGGACGATTTGAAAAAAGCGATACGTTACTTACAGTTACTTATAGAAGGTGAGCAAGATGAAGGCTAAGAGGGTTGTTCCTATTATTGGAGTAGCTGCTATTGCAGCACTTGGGGCGGCTGGGTTTTTAAAGCGGGACAGTTTAATATATAAGCTGTACCGAAAAACCTATAAGCACCAAATGAAAAAAGAAAATATTACCCCGTTCGATTAAATGTATTATTTTAAGTAAGGGAATAAAGTATGAATTACCTAAGACTGTTTTTAGTTCTAGGTGTGTTGTTATTTATAGTTCAGCAAATAGATAAAGCAATAGCCGCATGAGTAATGTAATTACTTATTTGGTCGAGATGTCTAATGAGCAGAAAGCTATGTTCAAAGACATGTCTAAACGGGTCGTTGATATAAATGACATGTTAGACCTTATTGTTATTCGTCTAAAAGAATTATCCGATAAAGTAGATCGGATGTAGTATAATGAGTACAGGAGAACAAGGCAGGGGAGATCGTATAAAACTAAGTTACTGTTTAGTTTGTGATTCATCTATGTCAGGTGGAGAGAATTCATTTCTACGTGGGTTAGGGGAACTGCAAAGGCAGCAGAAAGTTGACCTATCGTTAGAGACCTGTGACTGTCTAGATGCTATACCAAATATGCTTTGGCGAATTCAATACAATACAGAAACGGAAATTACTGGTGGGGAATAATTGGGAAAAACGTGACCGTAAAAGGGAAAAACGTAACGATATAAAAGAGATGAACTCTGTCGCAAGGCAGGAACAAGGGTACGACAAGCAGAAGCAGGATAGAGATAAAGAACTATCTATACGTAAGAAGCAATATAAGAAAATGGAAGGCGAACTTTTAGATGCTTTCGAGAATGATTAAATTGTATCTATGTAGAAAATTTAATATTGGGGTTATGGAATGTATCAAGAGGGAGTCTAACTTTAATTTAGTTACTAAGGATACAAGCACTGCTGTTCAACGATCTATGTTAGAGTGTAAGAAATGTAATCGTACAATCTCGTTTGGATAATATATGGAAGAACATAAAACAAAAATTATAATGCTAACTAAAGTGGAAGCATTTTATTTAGATGATGTATTCACCCTATTGACTGTACCGGACAGGGAGTTCGGGATGCCTGTAGGGTTACGCCCGACGGGTCAATCAGCCTTACTTGCTGTCCCACCTGACCTAATCGACCGGATAGGAATGGTTATATTATTAACTACATCAGAGGGTGGAATAGACGAAGCCCCTTTAGAGGTAGACGACAATGATTTGTATATGATTCGGGAAGTAGCTAATACAGGTCTAACAATTTCAGATGAACCTGTAGGTCTTTCTTTAAAAAAGAAAGTATACTCAGCACTTCTAGGTGGCTCTTTTGAGGATTCTTTAAAGTTTGCTAAATTGATGCAGGACATGGAAGTAGATTCAAGTGCTTCAAGGAACAAGGCGCAGAAGAATCTAGGATACAAGACCTAATGAATAGCTTAGGTATAGCGATTTGATATTCTTTTATGTTGGTATGTTTATCTTGACGGGTCTTTTATTATATTTGAATTGGAGAGTCCTAGTGATAACGCAGGGGCTACTTGCAGAAACCATAGCCATTAGAAAAGACTCAGAGGTTATTCGGAAAGACACAAGGCGAGTTGCGGATAGCTTTGAAATTACTGTCCCTTAATAAACAGCCAGATTGGTATAGTATAATATAGCGTATTGAGAAAGCTGCCTGATTTGCACGTTACCTTTATGGAACTAAGCGAACGAGAATAATCCTAATAGGACTAATGGCAGACACGGAAGCTGTGGGTTCGACTTCCTCTAAGTAAGTGTATAACTTTATAGGAGGAACGGAATGAGCAACCCAATATCATCACTAATCAAATGGTTTAAATTAGAAACCCGCTTAATTGACGAACAGCACAATCACCTGTATGCTTCACATAGTCGAGGTTCTAGGTGTAACGCCCCTTATTATAAGGACGAGCAGTACACCTTCTTGCTAGGGTAACATTATTTATGAATGAGGAATGGTAATGAATGGTTTAAATGTATGTAATCATGGCGTGAACATGAAAGATAAATGTGAGAAATGCGGGCGACCTTCCAGCCTTCCTAGATACTAACTGAGGTCTTGAAAGATGATTGAGAATTTCCTAGTTTGGGTTTTCGCACTTACTGTGGTTCTATATGTATTCGGTAAAATTGCGGGGATAATAGAGTAGATGGAACATACAGCAACGCCGTGGTATGTAAAATGGTTTGCGGAATACCCTGAGATTTATATCCAGTCTGCACATTTAGATGAGGACAAGCATGTTCTTTCTATTCATTACGGACACTCAAG